GTACTGTACCCCGTAGGGTATGCTCATGTACTGTACCCCGTAGGGTATGCTCATGTACTGTACCCCGTAGGGTATGCTCATGTACTGTACCCCGTAGGGTACGCAATGTTACAAATTAATACAATTTATTACAATCTGTTACATCTTACATGTTGTTACGGAAGTTACAGACTATTACAAATGGGGGCGGTAAGCAGACTGTTACATTCTGTTACACCTCATAGCCCTCCCCTACGGCCTATTTTAGATTTTTATGACCAATACTTTCGGTGCCTATAGACTGACCAAGACAACCCAATTCCCACCTCTTTCAACTACACAATTCACCTAATCAACAAACATTATATCCCAATCAACCGCCACAGTCAAATCTAGATTCCACAGCCCAAAAAATTTTTGCACTTGCGCTATCCACCCACAAGCGCTATAATATAACATATTCGTACAACTATAATAAAATTATGAGCCTTCCAGTCACTACACCAGCGGAAACGCTAGATATCAGTCCAGAAGCACTAGAAGTAGCAAATGCCTATCTTCAGTGCCAGGACGTTAAAGAAACCGCTGAGAATCTTGATATTACAGTCGAGCTAGTGACTCAAATACTAACTCGACGAGAGGTCAAGGCATATATTGATCATGTGTTCATGAACATAGGATTCAATAATCGCTTTAAGATACACGCCGCAATGGACGCAGTACTTAAGCAAAAGTTCCAGGAGTTAGAAGAATCCGGGATGGGGTCAACCAAAGATATCGCAGAATTGCTAGCACTGAAGCATAAGATGACTATGGATGAGCTGAAGGCCCAGACTGAATTAGAAAAGTTACGTCAAACGAATATTAAGAATCAAGTAAACGTACAGATTAACGACGGCGTGTCCGACGGTAGTAAGTATAGTCAATTAATCCAATCACTATTAGGTAATGTTCAACAAAGCACTAAATTATCTGACGAATAAACGTCCAGAAAAGGCAATCCCTCTATTTAAGAAGTTGTTAAAAGACGATGCCTGCTATAAAGAAGTATACCTCAACCTAGGATCATGTTACAAGATGATTGATAGGGACGAGGACGCTATAGAGATGTATCTCAAAGCCGCCGATCCAGAAGTACCCTTCACTAATAATAGCTTCGTAGATGAGTATCCTGAAGCTCTTAATAACCTAGGACTAATGGCGGCAACTTACCAAGAAGATGATATTTCTCTAATGTATTATCGCAGGGCTCTAGCCGCTAATCCTAAGTATTATGATGCTTATTGGAATATGGCTAACACCTTACTTAGAAAATACTGTAGTAAAAAATATGACAATCTTAAGTTTTGCTGGGAACTGTACGAGAATCGCTATAAACGTTCTCTAGTACCCGTAACTCTAAAATCAAAAGTTCCGCTTCTGCACTGGGATGGCTCACATGTAGATACTTTATGTATCCTAGCAGAACAAGGTATGGGCGATCAGTTAATGTGGGGTAGGTATCTATCTCTTGCTGCTACCCGATGCAAAAAACTGTATGTGCAGTGTACTGAGTCGATGAAGGTATTCTTCGACTCATATAACACTTGCAGCGATCCTAGTGAAATCCCTGGTACCGTGTACGGTATTGGAATGTGTAGCTTAGGTCGAATATTCAATCAAGAAATACCAAATGGAGAATGGCTAAGTGACAGAAATATTTCAAAAATACCCAACGGGAAACTGGACATTGGGGTTACGTGGTCTGGTAATCCTAACCATGCTAATGATAGGCATCGTTCTACTAGTTCCGAGCATTTCCGCAAGCTTATCCGCTTTGGTACTTTATATACTCTTAACCCTACCGAGGCTGGCAGACTGGGTTTTATCGATCTAGCATCTTCGTGCTGGGCTGATACTATAGCGTCACTCGAGACGCTGGACTTAGTAATATGTGTGGATACCTCCATTGCGCACTTATGCGGTTCTCTAGGAAAGCCTTGCTGGCTACTGAATATGCGCAAGGACCCTGACTGGCGTTGGGGTGATGACTCGATGGGATTCGAAAATGTCTGGTATCCATCAGTACGCGTATTTAGGAATCCTGGTTCATGGGATATTGTGTTTAAAAATGTGGAGTTAGAACTTGAAAAGTTGTCAAACAGCCTACGGACCGTGTAAGTTCTATGGTAAGGATATGTTTATCGGTCGCTCGCTGTATGCTTACGGTGAATGGGGCGGAGAAGAGGCTAGTGTAATTGCTGATTTAGCTGTTTCTAGTGGCGGATTAGCTTTAGATGTAGGAGCTAATATTGGCTTCATGTCTATGGCTATAGCTTCTAGCGGTTGCAATGTGGTAGCTTTTGAACCACAGCCAGCATTATACGATTTACTTCGTGAAAATTTAGTACCTAAGGTAGGTAATACTACAACTTGCTGGCAGTACGCGCTATCGGACTTTAATGGAGTTTCCACAATGCCTAGGATTCGCTATGGCGAAAAAGGGAACTATGGGGGTCTAGCACTCGGTCAAAGAAGCGATCTAGGCACAATTACAGTAGAATGTCGTACTCTAGATTCAATGAGTTTCGATAAAATCGGCTTCATTAAGATTGACGTAGAAGGTCATGAAATGCAGGTACTACGTGGAGCTAGGGAGACCATCCTACGTAACCGTCCTATAATGTATATCGAAGATGACCGCCCTGAAAAGTCACTAGCGCTACAGGAACTAATCAAGGGAATGGACTATACGATCGAGCGCCACTACCCTAGGCTCTTTAGAAAAGATAACTTTGCTGGTAATCCAGTAAATATCTGGAACGCAGAGTATTCTTCCCATAACCTGATTTGTAGACCATGTTAACAGTTTCCCGAGCTGATGTAGATACCGAACTAATTACTGAGTTTCCAGCCGCGACTAGGTTCATTAAGTTACCAATAGTTCCATATCTAAAACTGCTGCCTATCATGGACCCAGAAACTCTAGAGAAAACAAATGCTCTAGAGTGTCTTAATAGGCCTCAGAAAGCACTAATCAACGCAATTAATAATCCTAAGTATAGGTTCGTGTGTGCAGCGCTATCGCGACGCCTAGGCAAGACGTTCATTGCTAATGTAATCGGGCAACTGGTAAGTTTAGTACCTAACTGCAACGTACTAATCATGTCACCTAACTTTTCGCTATCGTCAATCAGCTTTGAATCTCAGCGAAAACTGATTAAGACCTTTGATCTAGAAGTTGCTCGCGATAACCTTAAAGATAAGATTATTGAACTATCTAATGGTAGCACTATTAGAATGGGTTCTGTTGGTACAGTTGATAGCTGCGTTGGACGTTCCTATGACCTAATTATCTTCGACGAAGCTGCTCTTAGCGAAGGTGGACTTGAAGCCTTCAATATTAGTCTACGTCCTACTTTAGATAAGCCAAATTCAAAAGCTATATTCATTAGTACACCTCGTGGTAAGAACAACTGGTTCAGTGAATTCTTCCATAGAGGCTTTAGCGACGAGTACCCTGCTTGGTGTTCTATCCATGCCGACTACTTTGAAAACGACAGAATGAAGCCCTCTGACGTTAATGAAGCTAAGAGCACTATGTCTAAGGCTGAATTCGAGCAAGAGTATATGGCCAACTTCAACGTGTACGAAGGTCAAATTCTCCAGGTTGATACTGATCGCAATGTAGTTGAATCATTTGAAATGCAGGATCGCTGTGAACCCTTTGCAGGTCTAGACCCTGGTTTCAAGGATCCTACGGCGTTCATACCCCTAGTATATTCCGAGCTAGAAGATTGCTTCTATATAGTTGACGAATACCTAGAGTCAGAGAAGACAACTCCTGAACACGCAGATAGCTTTAGAGAGCTAATAGAAAAGTGGGGCATTGACGCTATCTTTATCGACCCTGCCGCTGCGCAGTTTGCTAGCGACTTAGCCTATATCCATGACATAGCTACAATCAAAGCGAAGAAAGATGTTCTAGCCGGTATTGCACTAGTACAAGGATTATTACAGCAAGGCAGGCTTAAGATACTTTCGCACTGTACTAAAACACTAGCTGCATTTGATCAGTATCAATGGGATCAAAGAGAAACTCTTACTAAAGAGAAACCACTACATGCTCATAGTCACATTCCAGACGCTGTACGGTATGCACTAGTAACTTTCACGATATAAAAAGCCGCTGGCTAAACGCTAGCGGCTTTTTTGTGCCCGAAAAAATTGAGCTTGCATAGTAGGTGCTACACTGGTATAATTGGTAGAGTTAAGATAACTGCGTAAAAATATGGCAAAAAATACAGGTAATAATAGGATTCCAGTAAAATGGGTTCGCGATAAGGCTAAAGCGGCCTACGATAAGAAAGACACTTGCTATATCTGCGGTACTAACTTAGATTTAGAACTGCATCATACGCGTTCTATAACAGTCCTACTGGAGAACTGGGCTAACAAGAACCACTTTGATATTTCTACTGATGAAGGCATTTTAGCCGTTCGAGATCAGTTTATCGCAGAGCACCACAAAGAGATTTATGATGACGTATTTACTCTATGCAATAGGCATCACGTAATGCTACATGGAATATATGGCAAGAAACCTGCTTTGCACACTGCTGATAAACAAGTGATCTGGATCGAGAAGCAAAAAGCAAAAATAGCCGGCGGAGAAATAAATGTAGTGGCTAATGTAGGTCATAGTTTCTTTAGTGCATTTACGTAAGGAAAAATATGACATGGTATAACCCTAAAACCTGGTTTGGTAATAAAGTTGAGAAACTTAATCCAGCCCAGGAAATAATTAGCTATGAAGCCGGCTATAACATCGGTTCAGATGCTAGTAGTAACTACGCACTATCTTTTAAAAATCTAGAGGCGGTAAACAGAGCCATCAGCATGATAGTTAATGGCTGTGCTAGTTTAGATTATGACGTTAAAGATAAGACACACGATGGTACTGTACCAGGTATACGCGCAAAGACACTATATAACTTACTAAATTTTAGACCTAATCCGTACCAGAGCGTACAGGCTTTTAGAGCCGCGCTCTTCACAGACTTTGTAATGGAAGGCAATGCTTTCATCTACTATGATGGTGCATTTGTGTATCATCTACCAGCAGTTAATGTACAGATAGTACCACACCCTAAGACATTTGTTGATAAGTACACTTACAACAATGCTACGGATTTCAAACCAGAAGAAATTGCACATTTTCGCGATATTAGCGCAGACTCTATCTATAGAGGTGCTAGTCGACTAAAGGCTGCTGAGGGTAATATTAAAACTCTCTATAAAATGCAAGAGTTCCAGGGCGGCTTTTTTGAGAATGGAGCTGTCTTTGGATTAGCCCTTACAACAGACAATACACTAAGTCAGGTAGCTAAAGATAAAACTATTGCTAACTGGCTACGTAACTATAATCCTAGAAACGGTGGCAAGAAGCCAGTGATTCTAGATAGTGGTTTGAAACCGATGCAACTAGCGGGCCAATCCACAACATTTAAAGACCTAGATTTTGACGTTAGCATTAAGACTCATAACGTCAAGATACTAGAAACCCTAGGCGTGCCACCCGTCCTCCTAGACGGAGGAAATCAGGCAAATATTGCGCCTAATTTAAGACTATTCTATCTAGAAACAATAATGCCTATAGTCCGTAAGTATATTTCTGCTATGGAACTTATGACTGGGTATGACATTGATGCCGTAACCAGTAGC